TGCTAAAATTAGAGAAGACAAACGCTTCCACAGTTGGGTAGCTCTGCAACATCCAACAATGCAGGACAGTGTGTATAAAAATAACACTGATGCAGCATGGGCGTCCAGCACAATTGATCTCTATAAGGCCCAAACGGGTAATAGAAATAGGGATAATAGTGCAGCACAGAGTGTGGGTCGAACAAGTTCCTCAACCCCATCCTCCACCTCTAAAGCAATCTTCTCTGAGAGCATGGTACAGAAGATGACTGATCAGGAATATGAGGCCAATGAAAAGGCCATAGATCAGGCAAGGTCGGATGGTAAGTTTAACTATGATATATCAGGCGCCGCAAGATAAATAAAACACTAGGTGTTTTTTCTAAGATTAGCTATTGACAGAATTAACACCTAGTATAAGCTGACGCTGTCCCTATGAAGGGGCAGTCTATAGTAATTAACTATTGTAATAACTAATACTCTATGTTATAATGTTCATATTGAGTAATTAAAAACTGTAGGACATTTCTTCTATAGAAGTATACCCGAAAGTCTACTCTCCCCAGATAAATATTAACTAGGTTAACCAGAGCCTTGAGAACCATGCTTGCGTGACACCCTCTGACGGTCTGACACTTTATTTTAACTTATCTGATTTAGCTATCTCAAACTATAAACCCACTCTGTTGAGTGTTTAATTTTATAGTTGGGATGTACTTACAGCCATTTCATTTAAAGGAAAACCAAAATGGCATTCAGCAAAGCCTCAGGCTACACCAATTTAAACTCAGGTGCCTTCAGCCCTGTAGTGTACTCCAAAAAAGTACAACTTGCCCTACGAAAAAGTTCTGTCATCGACGCTGTGACGAACACTGATTATCAGGGTGAGTTGAGCAGCTTTGGCGATAGCGTAAAGATAATACGCGAACCAGACGTAACTATCACGAAATACGAGAGGGGTACGCAACTCGCAACTCAAGATCTTGTTGATGGCGATTTTACTATGACAGTCGATCAAGCAAATTACTTTCAGTTTGCTATAGACGATATTGAAGAGGCACATAGCCACGTCAGCTTCCAATCCCTTGCAAGTGATCGCGCGGGTTACAAGCTTCGTGATGCTTATGACGCAGAAGTACTTGGCTATATGTCAGGTTGGAAAACTCCTTCTGCATGGGCTCGTAACACAACCACTTCTGGTTCAGTAGCTAACGCAGCCGCTGGCACAGACGAACTTTTGGCAACTAATAAGCTGGATATCACTGACTTTGGTGGCGCAGATATTGGCGGTACTGGCGAAGTAACATCTATCCCAATCGCCGCTGGCGGCGGTGCAGGTGGTATCACTTCACCCTTAGCAATCCTTAATCGCATTGCGCGTCAAATGGATCAAGCCAATGTAGATTCCGACTCGCGTTGGATTGTAATCGACAGTGTGTTTGCAGAAGTCTTAATGGATGAAGATTCAAAGTTAATTAATTCTGACTTTGGTGGTGGAGATGAACTTCGCAATGGTCGCCTACCAGGCTCCCTGCGTGGGTTCCAAATCTACAAGTCTAATAACCTTCCATATCTAGGTACTGGTGCTGGAACTGCAGCGTCAGCGGGTTCTGAGACTGCATTCGGAGTGCTGGTAGCTGGTCATGCATCTTGCGTTGCTACGGCAGAGCAGATTGCTAAAACGGAAACTTTCCGTTCACCAAACACCTTCGCAGATGTGGTGCGGGGCATGCAGTTGTATGCTAGAAAAACACTTCGTCCAGAAGGTTTGTTTACCGCTAACTATAATCTTGCTTAAACATTAGCAAACTCAGAGGGCTGGCACACGCTGGCCCTCTAACTCTTTTTTAGGACTGTTAATAGATGGCATCTACCTTCATTACGCTCTGTAATCAGACCCTTCGCCGCTTAAATGAGGTAGAGATAGCTGAGGCTGAGTTTGCATCTACGCGAGGAGTACAATCCTTAGTAAAAGATGCCGTAAAGGCAGGCGTAGCAAAAATTAACCAAGCCGAATTTGAGTGGCCTTTTAATGCTGCAGAAAGCACTCAGATATTTACTGCAGGGCAAACAGAATATTCTTGGCCTAGTGCCTTTAAGAAGGTGGATTGGAATAGTTTCCAAATTCAAAAAGATGCTTCCTTAGGCGCAGCTTTTAAATCTTTAAGCTACATGGAACGCGATGAGTGGTATGCAAATTTTAGAGATGCTGACTATACGGCGGGCTCGGCTGGAAGAAGCATACCAGAAAAAGTATTTCCCTCTCATGGCAACGGGTTTGGGGTGACGCCGTCCCCTAATAAATCATATTCAGTCAAATTTCGGTATTATTTAAATTATACTGACCTTACTCTCTTTGGAGATACCACTCGTATACCTGAGAGTTTTGATACCGTAATTATAGACGGTGCTTTGTACCATATGTACATGTTTAAAGATAACTTAGAAGCAGCGAATGCTGCGTTTGTAGCCTTCAATAATGGGCTTAAAGACCTACAGACCCTTTTCATAAATAACTTTGAATACATCAGGGATACTAGGGTGAGTTTTTAATGCCAGATTCAATTGAATCCTTTAAAGTAGTCTGCAAAGGCGGCTTAAATAGTAATGAAAATCACCTCGACTTATCCGATAACAAGTCAGGTGCTGCTACCCGTTTAGTTAACTTTGAGCCTAGCCTCTATGGTGGATATAGGCGTTTAGAAGGATACACTCACTTTGGTAATATAGATACCACTGTAGGTGGTGCTGCTACCGAAGGAAAAGTCCTCGGAGTTGCCATATATAAAAATGAACATATTGGTAATGAATATGTCATAGCAGCTAGGAAAGTCGTAGGGTCTGCTACTTATAAATTCTATAAGTTTGTAGCTTTCTCTGGATGGCAAGAGATTACTAGCGCACCAACTAGGGCCACAACTATAGGCTCACGAACTGTAGATAAAATACGCCAAGTACAATTCAACTATGGTAATGAATCCAGAATTTGTTTTGTAGACGGCGTAAACCCAGCAGTAATTTTTGACGGGTTGAATTGGTACGAATTACTATCGACTAATACTGGTGGAACAAGTTCCCCTGGAGGTGATCAATTAACTAACGCACCTTCGATTGTAGCTGAATATCAAAATTATTTATGGGTAGGGGGTGATCTAACATCTAGGGCTACTTTATATCATTCCCACGTTGGTGATCCATACTCTTGGTCTGCTACGGTAGGTGCTGTAGGTGGGGGAGGACATGTAAGTCCTGCGTTTAACGTAGTACAAATTAAACAATTTAGAGATGATTTATTTGTATTTGGCACAAACTCTATAAAAAAGATTACTAATCCACAGCCTGGTTCATTTCCAATAGAGGCTGTGACTAGTAACGTAGGATGTATCGCTAGAGATAGTGTTACTGAACTTGCAGGAGACTTAATTTTCCTAGCACCTGATGGCCTAAGGCCAATTTCATCAACTTCAAAAATTGGTGATGTTCAGTTAGAGACTGTTAGTAAAGCAATACAGGTCACACTAGTTAACCTAATAAAAAACAACAACGCAGCCACAATAAATTCAGTAGTTATTAGAAGTAAATCTCAAGTACGCTTTTTCGTAGGGGACGATACTACAGAACAGATAGATAGCTACGGAATAGTTGGCGGCTTATACGATAGCGGTGGCTCAATTGAGTGGTCATTTGGCGAAATGGTAGGCATAAGGGCTTCTTGCTGCGAAAGCGGGTACATTGGTACTGAAGAACTAGTTTTACATGGCGATTTCGACGGCAAAGTTTATCGCCAGGAGCAGGGGATTAGTTTTGCAGGGCAGGATATTGTCGCGGTTTATGCCACACCTTACCTGGATTTTGGAGACACCGAAGTTCGGAAGACCCTTCGCAAAGTAAATACGTTTGTTCGCGCCGAGGGTCCAACAGATTTCTTTTTATCCCTGGATTATGATTGGGGAGATTACAATACAAGTAAGCCCTCAGAATATACTCAAGCTAGTACAGGTGGCCCAGTTCGATACAACGCGCTGAACTTGGATTATGCGGATGCCAACGTCTTATTTGGCGGTAACTCAAAACCAATTTTAACAGCAGACGTACAGGGGTCCGGTTTCTCAACCAGAGCAACCTTTGTGACAGTCGGTCAGTCAGAACCCTATTCGATCCAAGGCCTAGTCTTTGAATTTTCAGTCAGCGGGAGAAGGTAAAACATGGCAGGATATACTCGCCAATCTGTAAGCCAAATTATTAATGGCGCAGACATCACAGCCCCGCCTATTAATGCTGAGTTTAATGCACTATTAGCGGCATTTAATGCAGTCAGTGGACACGGTCACACTGGAGCTACAGGCGATTCACCAAAGATACCTCTTGCCACTTCTGTGGCAGGATACTTGCTTGCTGCAAATGGCGGTAGTGGTGGACGTAATAATTTCAGTGCTAGCAGCCCAGGCATTACAAATGATAGTAGCCAAGGCTTTGCCATTGGTTCCCTCTGGATCAATACTACAAGTAAGCGCATATTTATTTGCACGGCTAATACGTCGAATGCCGCGAATTGGTATGAGATGGTTGCAAACACTGGCACAGTACTCGCCCCAGAAACTCACAATACTGTGGACATTGGCACAACAGCGGTTCGTTATAAGGATTTTTTCTTAGCGGGTAACGCTGATATTGATGGCACTTTAAATGTACTAGGAAATACAACCACTACTCACATAGATACTGGAACAATAACCAGTACAGGATTAGGTACGTTTGCCACAATCGACGCTAACGGCGGTCAGGTGGACGGCGCAGTAATCGGCGGCAACTCCGCCAGCGCAATTACTGGTACGCAGATCACGGCTAATAGCGGTTTTGTTGGGGGCGTAACAGGTGACGTAGCAGGTAATGTAACATCCTCTGGGACGTCTGCTTTTAATAACATTACCGCATCCGGTACGATAGCAGGTGCAGTCACTGGTGACGTAACTGGAAACGTCACTGCTACATCAGGCTCCAGCCAATTCAATAATGTGCAAATAAATGGCACACTGAATATGGACGGTACTACAGCCGCAACTATTCAGAATTTATCTGCCCCAGTTAACGCAAATGATGCGGCCCGAAAAATCGACGTAGATAATGCGGTCAGCAATTTAGTTGATTCCTCACCAGCGGCCTTAAATACGCTTAATGAGCTAGCCGCAGCGATCAATGACGATGCTAGTTTTAGCAGCACTATAACTACCTCTATTGCTACTAAGCTTCCAAAAGCTGGTGGAACAATGACAGGCGCAATAGACATGGGTAGTCAAAAGATTACTACTACCTATACGCCGCTCAACAATTCTGACCTATCCAATAAGCTATATATAGATACTCAAGCTAACTTGCAGGTTACAAAAACTGGCGACAGTATGTCCGGTAATTTGTCTATGGGTACTAATAAAATTGTTAATCTAGGTGCGCCAAGTTCTAATCTTGAGGCAACCAATAAACAATATGTGGACGGTATTCTAGGTTCAGCTACGGCAGCGGCAACATCAGCGGCAAATGCTGCAACTAGCGAAACCAATGCTGCAACTTCGGCGGTCAACGCAGCGGCATCGGCGGTGACGGCTGCTACAGCCATAACTTCGTCACAGCAATTTTTAGACACTTATTTTATATCAGCTAGTCAGCCAACGGGTGCAGCCGTAACGATTGGAGATTTATGGTTCGACACGGCCTCTAATACCATGAAGGTTTATGGGGCATCTGGTTTTCAGTCGGCTGGATCGTCAGTAAACGGAACCGCTGAACGAAAAGAATACATAGTTGGGACAAGCTCTGGAACATACGGCGGCTCACTAACCACTTTTCCAGCCGTATTTGATCCATCGTACTGTGATGTATATTTAAATGGTTTAAAATTAGCACCTTCAGATTTCACCGCTACAGACGGCGCGAACGTAGTACTGGGCGCAGCCGCCACAGTCGCTGATATTATAAGCATAGTATCATTCGGAACTTTCACCCTAGCAGATCATTATAACAAAACAATAACCGACACGCTTCTATCTGACGTTGAAGCTTTAGCATTGGCAGGAATGTAAAAATGGCAATTAATACAACGACTTTAGAGGCAAACCTCACCACAAAAATTAACGCAACATCTGGGACCACCGATGGCAAAGAGTTCTTGCTTTTGGGAAAGGCTGTGGAGAGTTTAACCATTCCCGCATCTGTCTCTGAAATGACGGCGGCAGGGACTACTCAGGTAGGTTTAGTCACGGCTGAAGGCACAACACAGGTAGCGGCGGTTGCAGCGGCGGGTTCTAGTTACGCACCAAAAGCTGATCCAACTTTTACTGGTACAGTCAACGCAGCGGCACTTACGCTATCAGGCAACCTGACGGTTAACGGCACAACCACAACAGTTAACTCAACAACTTTGGACGTTGCAGACAAAAACATTACGATTGCTGACGG